CTACCAAAAGATAAATGAGTCACTGAATTAGGTATACAACCTTCTATTGATTGATTAAAATTAAAACCAAAAGTTAAATGAGTCACTGAATTATGTATACAACCTTCTATTGGTTGATTAAAATCATCACCAAAAGTTAAATGAGTCACTGAATTAGGTATACAACCTTCTATTGGTTGATTAAAATTCTTACCAAAAGTTAAATGAGTCACTGATTTAGGTATACAACCTTTTATTGGTTTATTAAATTTATTTTTCAATGTAATCATTTTTATTTTATTTGGAATTTTTAAAATAGGACATAATATATTACCATGATAATATTTATTTGCACATAATAATATATAATCAAATTTAACATTTATAAAATTATCGTAAAACCTAGATCCAAATATGTTATGAATATTTACTAATTTATTGAATGATACATTCAAAGTTTCCATTTTTTTGCTACTTCTTAATAAGTTATATTTATCAACGTCTTTATCAAGAAATTGAGATACATATTCCCAAATATCCAACGTTAAATAATCCATATTAAATAATAATACATAATTAATGATATTCATCAATAAATATTTTCAATTTTTTATCATTCGGAAAAATTGATTATATATTAGTAGATATACAAATATATAATTAATTAATTGACCAACGTCTGCTTTTTTTAAATATTATAGTAACTGTAACAAATTTACTTTTGGGAAATTTTATTTATTACAAGTAATCAATAAAATTAACCTTTATTATAATATTTTCTCCTCTTTGCATTTTTTTCATTAAATTTTTTCCTCCATTCATTAACTTCTTGGTATAATGGTTTAAATTTACTTTTTTTATGCACCGATAAATAGTCTTCATTTATTTTTTCAAATATATCTGCTGTTTTATCAAATCCTACCATTTTCATATATTGCTCAATTTCATCTAGTTTCTTAGGGTACTCCCTATAAAACTCAACATATTTCCAAAATTGTTCTAATATCGGTAAGCTTTCCATTATAAATTCATTATCTGCTTTAACCAAATGACATGTAACTTTTGAAAATTTCCAATAAAGAATTTTATCAATTACATATTCAGAATAAAACTTATTGTTCACAAATTCAATAACTTCTTTTGATATCCATTTTTCAGTTTCCTCTATTGTCATATGCAATTTTGGTGGATATATATACTTAGCATTATATAAACACATTTTTTTATCATCAGTACCTATCATATTTTTTGGTAATAACTGAATTAAACATCCTTTTTCTAATCCTGTTGTTTTTGATAATCCTGGCATCTTTTTATCAGAATCATTAATAAAATCCTCATATGATTCATACTCTTCCATCTTACATTGTAGAAAATCACATTCATCCATCTTTGTTACAAACATTTGTGTTAAACATTGTAAATAATATTGCCTTGGACAAATATCACCATTTAATTCTCCCGTCGTTAATATTTGCCTTCTTAATGGAAATTTAATTTCTAATAATCTCCCTACTAATTTAGATATTCCGTTACCATCATATGTATTTTTTTCACATATTCCATCCGGACTTGCTCCTACAAATTTATATTCTTCATGTTGTAATAAACCATACTCTTTCATCTCTATATTATTTCTAAATGAATAAAACATACTACCTATATCTTCATACTTCTTCCCATGATGTACATTTTCGTTTTCAATAAACGGTGCTCCTCTATCACATTTATCTAATAAAAATTCTCCAGGATGTTTATAAGGATCTTGATCTAATGCAGTTGCTACACCGGTTGCTGTAATGCATTCTTTACGTTGATCTAACCATGCTTGTGATTTTTGTTCATGTTGTGGTATTTTTTTAATTTGAACAATCCTTTTTTGTCTACGAATATATTTTTTTTCTGTAAATACATCACCATCATAATCATGTCGATGACTAATTAAATCAGAAATAGAATCACTTATTTTCGCTAAATTCTTTTTCATATCTATTTCCGAATTAATATATAATCCACATTTAGGTTTCTCTTCGCTTCCAATAATCAATTTACTCAAGTCAATATCACCCAATATATCAGACATTTCTGATTCATCACTACTATCTTCCACAATTTTTGTATTAACTACTCTATTTGGTTCATTATCTTTATCATAAATATATACCTTATTATACTTATTCTCAATTATAAACCTAACAATACTTTTTAGTTGTTGCAATTTAATGTTTTTGTTATATTGATAAATTGTCTTAGATACAATATCAATAATATCATCTAAATGGTCTTCTCCAAATGATTGAGACCCCAATAAATCCCACATAACATTATCAACATCAGATTGATACTTAATTATTTTTTTCATTAGTTGTTATTTTTTATTAGCAACATATGTTTATATTTATATTGAAAAAATTTATAATCCATGAATTTTTTCAATCGTTGGTATATATATTAAATCACTTATGACATATGTTAAGTTATCTATTTTATCTGGTATATCATCTACCATTTCTACAGTTCCAATAGGATAATGTGTTTCATTATCATATACAGTACCATTTTTTGGATAATACCAATAATAATCTGGTTCAGAATAACTTTGATCTGGCAATTTATAAACACCTTTAATTTTAATAACTTTAATTCTTTCAACAGTAGAGTTAGCTGCATGTAATCCTAAATCATATTTGATGTCTTCTTTAAGATCATCTCTAAATGCTGGACCAACATATCTACCTCTTACTGATTCCTCCGTAAATCTAAAACATTGATAATCTTGTGACATCATATTATGTTCTTTAAAAAGTTCACAATCAACAGATGATTCTTTAATAGCATTCAAAAAAGATTGTATCAAATTATCCTTCGCCTTAGCTAAATCTTCAATATATTCATCAGTTGTCAATCTATTTGTATCATCAGAATCTAATACACTTGGTTTAATAGTTTTGTATCTATAAACATTGACAACTCTTTCATTCATAGGAAGTTCTTTGTGACTGCATTGACGAATACCTCTTCCAATAACTTGAAAAATTCTAACTTCAGTCCAATATGGTTCTAATATATGTTCTTGACGAATATTTAATAATTGTATTCCCTCTGCTGCAGAAGGTGAAAATATTATTACTTTACATATATTACCTTTGATATTGTTCGAACTATTAAAATCATCCTTAATTTTAACACGATCATCGAAACTAATTTTACCATGATATTCACAATATCCTTTCCATTCAGGAGCATTTTTATAATCATTAAATCCAATCAACCTAAAATACATTTTTAACATATCAATCCCTTCCATTACAACATAGTTAGTATACACCATAGCTTTACCTGGTGATACATGTGTCATAAACACTATTGCTAACATTTTTGGTGAACAATCGTACATTTCCGTAAATAATCTCGATTTACTAACATTATCTTCAAAAAACTTAATAAATTTTCCTCCATAAATAGTATTGAATCCGTTTTTAAAATTATCTAAATCATCATAAATTGTACGTCCTAATTTAACATCTTGATTATGAATATTATTGAAATATTTTTCAGTTTCTGTAATAAAACTATTTAATGCCATAATATATTTATTAAAATTTTCATTTGATGCAATTTGTTTTCCTTTTTCAAAAATAGCATTATCTTTTTCGGATACGTTAAATAATCCAGGTCTTGGTCGAAGTTCACCAGTAATTTTCATTCCAACATTCGGAAATACAAAATTACATGCTTGCCTGGTATATGTTCGATATAATTGTGATGATTTACCATATCTAGCCATTTTTCGGTGTATATCAGATTCTTTTTTCTCAAAGAACCTATATATATCATATTGATATCTGGACATCGGTAAGTTAACATATTCTAGTTCTTGTTTAGCATACAAATCAGATGTCGCACCAATATAATATGACGTTAATCCTAAAATTCTTCGCTCGAACATATTTTTTTTCAATGGATTTAAAATTGGATAATTTGATTCTGTAACAAATAATCTATTAAATTCTGATTCAGAACTTGGGAAAATACCAGGTCTTAACAAATTAAATATCAATGCAAATTCAAATGGTACATTAACACCTGGAGTTGCTGAAATAAGTACAATTTTTGTATTTTTATTTTCTTTTTTTTCCCTGACAATATATTCATATATAACTTGTGCTCGTTTACCTAATTTAGAATTAATATTTGAATAAACATTCCTAATAAAGTTATGAACTTCATCTATTATATAGAATGTTGGATATGATGTATCTATTTTTTTAATTTGTTCTATAAAATCTCTATCTGCATATGGAGAATCATAATGTATAAAATGTATACGTTTAAAAACATTTGATTGTTTAAAATCATCAGTTTGACCTTTATCTAACCAAACTTTAAGATCCTTCATCCATGGATCATCACGTAAAGATGCTTTAATTAAAATAATAAAATTATAGTTGTGATCATAATTATATAAAATGTTCAATAAATTAATTGATGTTGCTGTTTTACCTGAACCTAATCCATGATATAATAATATTTCATTATAAGGACTAGTTGGTCCAATATAATTGCCAATAAATTCTTGGTATTTTCTTAGTTCTAAC